TGGAACTATTCTGAAGGTCCAGCTTCAAGAAGATGAAAATTGTTGACATTCAAGATCGGCGAGTTCCAGTTTATTCAGGTCTAGAACGTCGCGTAGGAACTTACGTGGTGTGTAAGTATACTCCACAAACGATTTCTGAGCTAGAGGCCTGGGCGAAAAAATTTGAAATACCTGATCTTCTAGAGAGTCACAAGATGCACACGACTGTAATTTACAGTCGAAAGTACATCTCCAAACTCCACTGTGACCTCCTCGAAGGGCGACAACTTTTGTTCAAGCCGAAAGGTTTTCAATTGTTTGACTCAAGAGGCCCTCGGAGAAAACCAGGTACTAAAGCTCTCGTGTTATTACTCAAGGCTCCTGAATTAGAAGAACTCCACGTTCAAGCTAGGGTTTTGGGAGCTACCCACGATCACTATGATTATCATCCACACGTAACGTTGACGTACGATTGCTCTGCTGATTTTAGTTTGAGTCAATTGACACTTCCTGTGATGACCCTTCACGCAGATCGGCTTTACGGTGAAGATTTAGACCTATCAAAAATTCCAAAGTGACAACTCATACTCATGGAAAAATCAGCTATAGATATGATGCCTCGCAAGTTGCCAGGTGGAGAATTTTCTCATACTGGATCATGGGCGTATCTTAGAGCTAATCAATTCAAACATGTTGGAATAAATGTTAATCTTCTAACAGAAAAAGGATTAAAACTTGAATCTAAGTGGTTAGGCTATGATACAATTTACTTATGGTCCACGCTTGATTTTGAACCTTATCACCCTTACGTACTTAACGTTTTTGACGGCCCGCAAGAGCACGTTGCGAAGTTTTTTGAACGGCTCATCTGGTCGCAGCATGATCACATAAAGTTTGTTTCGCTTGATTACCCAATGCCTGATTATGGGTATCGTTGTAAGCGTAAGCGTGATCGCGCCGATGCTGACACTAAGATGTCAGACTACTGGCGCAAGGTCGTCGACTGGGACAAGGTTCAACAAAAATGTGATTCGATCACCGACTGGGTGCTTGATCCGGGAGTAAAATTCTTAACGCCGCCGCAGAGCTTTAAGGACTTTCAGGCCAAGCACCCGATCGGTTCGGTGGAACACCTTCACAAAAGATTGATTATTGGCGACTCGCACGCTCATTCTGTTTATGTTCCTAAGTCTATCGTTCTTCGTAAAGATGGTCGAACCCTTCGGGGTATTTGCAAGAAGGGCATTGAGAAAGAGATCACTGATTTTGGATACGACTACTCACAGGTTAACGAGTTGGTTTGTTACTGGGGGAACATCGACATCCGTCATCACCTCTGTCGTGAAGCTCATCCAGTTTCTGCAACTTATGAGCTACTCAAAACTTACGAAACTGAACTTCGTCGGCACGCAGATATGGGGAAGATGATCGAAGTAGTTTCACCAGTACCAATCGAGGATGAGTCACGTAAATTACCCTCTACCGGCTACTTCGAGAAAACACCATTTTACGGTTCTCGAGCAGAGCGGCAGGAGATTGTTGAGATTTTTCGTGAAGAGCTTCAAAAGATAGCTCAACGTAACGATTGGAAATATTTTAGCTGGCCCGAGCATTGGTACAAGATGGACGGAATAGAATTTTATGAGCAAATCATGGAGAGACCTAGATCGGTCCACATCGCGAGAAAATTTTATCGATGGGACTTAGAGCATGATATTCCTAATCCGAATTTGATGAGGCTTCCCGCAGCAAAAATACTTTTGGAATTTTGATGGCTCAGCTCCTTGAGAAGTTCTAATGGATTGTTGCTTTGAAAGCTGTGGATGTCCAGAATATCGCCTTTGTATGTGTTGTCATAGTTCTGGTAGTCAGGATTATTGTAACGTAGATCATGAAGATCTTAACCGAGAGATTTTCCCACCAGTGTCTATCACAAAAATCACGTATCAAAGCAAACTCCATCTTCGGTTAAAGGGAAATTCTCAACTCTTAGAATTTCCCGAGAGGTATGATTTTTATGAGGCTCTGACGAATCTTCTTGACTCTCTGTTAACGACCCTTCCAGCAACAGTCAACGTAGGTATGTCAAGAGAAAAACTTACCCATGATATCTTACAAGTCTTCAACACAAACTGTAGCAGAGAACTTGAGGTAGAACTCGATTTATTTCATTTGGTAATTCGAGATGCTCGAGATGTTTATGATTTAGAAGACAAAATTCACTTCATGGTTGAGGTTTCACAAGAAGATTTAGATGCTTTTCAGAATCGTTTTGGACGTAAGTTAAAAACTCTTGTTCAAGAATCATTAGAGCTAAAGCGACGATCTGTGATGAATCATTCACCGGAAGCTGTAGAAAGGCAAGCTGTAGAAATGCTTGCGCGTATACGTGCGAGAAAACCAAACCAGTATTGATAAATACTCTACACGGTGCAAAAATGTTAGAATGCACTGTGTCCAACATGTGGAGCATGTACGTCCTACTCTCTGGCAAGCTCTGTCTTGCACGAGACAAAAGAACGCAAAACCCGGGTGGGTTTTGATCGACGGGAAAAACTGATTCGTTCATTATAACGGCCATCGTAAGAGTGAGCTTCCCCACCGTTGGGAACCCAGAGCTCACTGAGGAAGTAATCATGAGTAAGAAAATTCGTGTAGCAGTCGTCGGAGTAGGAAATTGTTTTTCGTCTCTCTACCAAGGACTTGAATACTACAAAGATACCGATCCGGAGTCTGGCACCATCCCTGGAGTAATGCAGATGAGGATCGGGGGTTATCACCCGGCCGACATCACGATTGTTGCTGCGTTCGACGTTGACCGTCGCAAGGTTGGTCGACCGGTGGGTGAAGCGATCTTTGCTGCACCGAACTGCGCTAGAATTTTTTGTAAAGATGTGCCTGATGGTCCGATCGTGCAAATGGGTCCAGTGCTAGATGGTATTTCAGACTATATGCAAAAACAGCCCGAGAAATATGGTTTTCGCATCTCAAATGAAGATTCAGTCGACATTATTACTATTCTGAAAGAAACAAAAGCTGACATCCTCATAAATTATCTCCCTGTTGGATCTAAAGAGGCAACGGAGCATTATGCTGTGTGTGCAATTGCTGCTGGTGTTTCTTTTCTCAACTGCATTCCGGTACTTACGATTAATGCACCAGAATGGGAAGAACGGTTTATCACCGCAAAGCTCCCATACATAGGTTCAGATATGAAAAGCCAATTTGGAGCTAGTATTTTATCCCAAATGCTCCAAGAATTGGCTTTTAATCGCGGAATGGAAGTAGATTACCATCAACAATTAAACATCGGTGGAAATACCGATTTCAACAATATGATGGTTCAGAGCCGATTGAAGCATAAAAAAGTTTCAAAAGAAAACGTTATCCGTGCACAAAATGATCTGCGCGGAATCCCAGTACCAGACGAGTCGTTGTTCGCTGGACCGTCAACTTTCATTCCCTATTTGAAAGATAACAAGGTTGCATATTTCAATCTTCGATTGCGCGGATTCGGTAATGCTGAAGTAACCGTTGATGTTAAGCTTTCAGTTCAAGACTCTGAAAACTCTGCAGGGGTCGTTATAGATGCAGTGCGCTATTTGAAAACTGCTAGAGAGATGGGAGTTATCGGGTGTCTCCGGGGACCTTCAGCATTCACACAGAAAAGTCCTCCTAAGCAACTCACATTTGAAGATTCTCTCTACGAATGCGAGATGTTAGCTGATAGGAAACTAACTGAAACCACCAAGAGACAAACTAGTGTAGATGAAGCGTTGAAGTTTATGCGCGAAGAATACGCGGCAGGTGGGATGAAATATCTCGAGCTTATTAAATGAAAATCACGTGAAATCTCTTAGATTTCACGTGAGCTTCTCGATAGGCTCAACCATTAATATTCTTCTTACTAACTCCTTGATACTATATTAGATGATTCCAACATTTCAATATATCGCTAATTCTCATATCCACGACTCCGCTAGTGAGCTAAGCGCGGCGAGAGTAGTTCAACTTCGTGACTTATTTTTTGTCAAGGAGCTTGAT